AGTCGCCTCGGTTGGCAACTCGACGCATCGCCCGCCCTTGCATCGCTTACATAGCAGCCCATGCCGGACCAGTGCTGCTACTCTGATTTTTTTTGGTCGCTGCTACTGACGCTCGATTGCTGAAGAACCTTTTGCATGATTTCGTATGCCTCAGGAATTGTCAGCCAGTCCCAAATCGCCTCAGCAGTAAAAGCAATCAGTTCTCCTGTGCTAGGGTCTTTGAAATTATCCCAGCCTGTAATTATCTCCGACAGTGCAGCGACAATCATTTCATGCAGCTGCTTGCTGTCTGGAGCTTTTGCAAACTCATCCATCAGCATTCCGATACGCTGCGATTTGCGAATCGACAGAGCCGGAAAATAAATCTTCGGCTGCTGCTCGGCTGGCTTGTCGCTATCCGCATCGAGAACAATAAATTGCCGGACTCCCGGCTCAAGTGCTCGGCCCATCGATTCATCTCCCCAGATGAAAAATTTTACGGAGCAGAAAACGCAATAGTTAGCTCGTCGTTCCCTGCTGCGGCAGAACGATTCGCTTGATAAGTAATCGTATCGATAAGCATCCCGTCGCGGTCGCCGGATTGCAGATTGGTAATTTGAAACTTCGGCATAGCAAAGGTAACTTTGTCAGTGCTGTTTGCGATTGCAAAACTGAATGCTTCTTCTGTGCTGGTGAGCCAGTTGCCCCAAACGTCTTTTGTCGCAACGAGAACCGTTTCTGGGTCGATTGTTCCGTTGACTTTGCGGCCAGTGATAATTGCTCCAGCAAGTCCACTCGCGCCGGCTGCTCCAGCACACGGCCTGAGAAAGACCTCGTTACCTGCATCAATTTCAAGCTGAGAAAAGCAAGGACTCGCCGAGCCAATGGTAAACGTCGCGGCTGATACTCGAAGCGGCTTTGCTGTCGGATAGGTAGGCGACAGCATTGTCTCGTCATCACAGCCAACGTAAGCACCTTGAAAAGTCCACTCGATGCGAGCGAGTTTGCCAGATTCGCAGGTCACTTTGTACGTTCCAGCACAGCCACGCATCTGCCATCGCAGGCCGTCTACATACAGGCCAAGGCTAAGCGTCTTTACATCACTCCCAGCGTCGTCACTCTTCGGGCTAAAAGTGCCAGCCGAATTTACCCAGCCGCAGGCAGGAAGAAACGTACTCGCCCAAGTCGGCACGCCGCCAGCACCGTCGCCGTAGATTTCGGTTGTAAATGTACAGGTCGCTCCGTATGCCTCAGCGATGCTTGGCATCTGGCTAAAACTTCCATTGCCTTGGCGTTCGGTGAATGTAATGTTCGGCGTCATCGATACATCGAAGACGTTAAACGCAGCATCGGAGTTTGCAAAACTTTCCAGCGTTCCGCTCGTCGTTTCAATCTTAGCGGCCAACTGTGCTCGCTTGCGAAGTAATGGCATGAGTCAGGCTCCTATTTAGCTTGTTGCATTTTTTGTCGGATAAGTTTATCGGCTTCAATTTTTACTTGAAAAAAGAATTTGTCTTGTAACTTTTTAGCAGTTGGATTGAGCATTTTGTTTTTGACAAACACGCCCCAAGGCGAAACGCCAAAAAGAGGATAAATCGGCAGATTGTCGAATCGCTTGCCGCGAGCCTTGTTTTTGCCTTTGTATTTTTTTGGCTGCTTGCCTTTTTCGTAACGCCGAAAAACGTGATTGCCAAGACGAGGAATCAGCGGACCAAACGCACTTTGTGCAATCTGCCAACCTTTGTCTTTTCCGATTTTATATTTAACGCCCTGCTTTGTTTGCGATGCATCAAAGTATTTAAGCGGCAGGCTTGCAGTTTTTTTCAGTCTAAGTAACTGTCCTCGCTTGCCAGATTTCGTCGTAGATAAAACCTTCTTGTCGAGGTTCTTCTTTTTTATGTTTACCTTGCTGCGAATTTCTTTGCTGATGAGAGTTCGGCCCTGACTGGCGACTCGCTTGCTTGCTCGACTAATTGCCTTATCGATGCCGCCCGGTATATGTCGCAGTTGATTTTCAATGCTCCGCATCTGAGCAAAATTTAATTTTATTGTTACCGGCATCGCATTACCCTCTGACCTGATAAGGGTCGTTCTCAGTAACGCGATAGACGACAGTCATTTCTAATTTAAACCCGCAGGCTTCCTCACCAACTATTGGCTCGACGTTATCGATAATCGTATTGATTGCGAGCGAGTCCCAGTTGTACCAGCTCGACGATGGAGTGCAGATTGCTTTGACTGCATCGGAAGCAAACTCGTTGATTAGAGTATCGATTGCCGTCGTGTTATCCTCGCTCGGTCTGAGTTCGCCAAAGATAACGATTGGCATATTCCAAGCAGTCGCTGGCGGATTACCGGGATGTGACAGCTCGTCGTTTATCTGCATCGCTCCCTGCGTTACGACGACCTGATAATCTTCTGGGTTTCCGCTCCAGATTCGAGGAGGACGAACGACCGTTCCGGCAACAGTCGTCTCGTAACCGCTGTCTTCGTCGATAAGCTGCAAACGCTGCTTAATCTTCAGGACGATTTGTTCGCTGACTGGTGTTGCCATTATTTGATTGCCAGTTGCAGCATCCCGTGGTCGTTATCCATCACTCGCAAAATTGTGCAAGTCTTTTGTACTACATCATTCACCTTGGCTCCGATTTTTACTCGGTCGCCGCCGGTATCAATTTCCTGAGCCGTGATGCCATCGCTGCCAGAGTTGGCAACGTAGAGCATGAAAGATAGAGCCATCACATTGCCAGCGTCATCCATCAAAGTCGGCGGCTCCCTGTCAACGATAGCCAGTATCGTTCGGGAACCGCCGCCTCTGGGGAGGTAAATAACAGTCTCGGCAAACTCGTCCGAAGACAAGAAAACCGAGACCGCATCACTCGCAATAGATTCGCGCAGAGTCATTATACGCGACGAGCCTTCCAGCCGATGTAATCGATTGAAACGCTGTCGGTGTTGCTGTCCGAGGTCTTTTGAATCTGGACAAACGGCTGGAGCTGACCAGTCGCAGCGGCCATCGAAAACGTGGTTGAAGCAGCAACGCGGTCGCCATCAATAAAGAAGCGAACGTCACTCTTGCCATAAGCAAACGAAATCACGAACCGCTTGTACGCAGCAACCAGAGTCTTTCCGGTAGCCTTGTCATCGAGGTCCGTAGTTCCATCATCAGTTTCCACAACGACGTTATTGTCTCCAACCAACTTAAACTGTGCGTTGTTCGTGGTTGAATCCGTATTATCATTACGACCAGACTGCAGACCCCAAACCAAAGTCGTTGCCGAATCCAGCGTGGCGACAGTCTTGAGACGAAACTCAATTTCAATCAGCGAGTCAATATCCAATTGCAGCTTGTCACCGAAATCCATGCAAACGTTTTGCACTTCAGTCTGCGAGTCAAATGCCAAAGTTACTACGCCGCCGTGAGCAGCCGCATCTTTGGTATAGGTCGGCGTTCCTGCCGAGCTGGTATCGGTAATCTTCCAGAGCCCTTCGCCAACGGTCGTCGCAAGCGTCGCGCCGCCGATGAAGTCGTCTCCACCGTAAACAAAGTCATGTAACGGATAAGCGTTATACATATTAGATTCTCCAAAGATTGTAATTTGAATTAAACGGCCAGATTCAGACTAGGCGTTGTGGTATTTGTACAGACCACGCCAGTCGATAGCAGCAACGCCGAACGTCTGACGAACCTTGTATTTATAAGTATCGGTGTTGAAATCCCATTCGTTTTCCAGCACAGGCGATTCCTCGCCTTGCAAGAATGAAACTTCGACCGTATCGACCGATGCATAGTCAGCAGCCAAGAACCAAGCCGAGGTCGAGTAAGCATCCAGCACTGGCTCAACGACAACTTGCAACGGACGCGAACCATTTGGGCCGTAAATATTCAAGCTGTTAGAGTTACCAGCAGCCGAACCACCAGCACCGGGGTCAGCAATCGAACCGACAAGCTGCAGAGCAGTTGCCGACTTGCCAACCGGAACAATCAGATAGCGAGGCGTGACGTTGATAATCGCATCGCTAGTCAAGCCCTTCTGCTTCATCATCGCAGCAAACGCCGTGTTCAGCGTCGTTACGCTAGGGTCGGCAGAAGCAGCAGCATAGTTGCTGCCAGAAGCGTGAGACGCAGAGAAAAGGCTATAGCCATCGCTCATCGTCGGATTAGAAGTCAGCACGTTGTAGCAGACCTTGTTGACCTTGCGGCGAGCAGCGTTTCCGTGCATAGCAGGAATGCGGCTAATCGCATCGAGGTCATCATTGACGACAGTCTCCCAGCTGACAGTAAAAATCGCACCGTACTTCTCAATACGATAGCTTTCTTTGTTGTCAGTCATCACGCCTTGCTTGTAAGGCTTCGACTCTGGAACGACTTCCAAATCCGGGGCTTCGCTAAAACGAATCCGGTTAATTGCCTTGAAATCGGCAACCGCAGGAGCGGTCCGCACCCAAGTCTGATAGCTGACCGGAGCTTCTTCGTACGCAGCGAGCAGCGTCTTGTTAGCAGCATCAAGCAACAGATTTGAGAATGAGCCGGTCGTATGATAGGCCGAGCGCTCGATGTTGTAACGATTGCAAACAGACGGAGAGCCGAGCGCTGCAAGAGCAATGTCTCGATTACTCATACGGTCAGTATTGACGCCCTGACGCTGCAAAATCTTTTCGGCCATCCGCATCAGGCCAAAATGCTTGAACTCTTCCGAGCCTTCTGCTGGCTTGCCGCCAGAGAACGGACTCGACTTGAGACCAGCACCGCGAAACGCCCGGCTGATAAGACCATCGCGAATCGCTTCGTTAAACTTGTCATCGCTGCTGCGGGTCACTTCGATTCGCTCGCGGCCCGAAGAAGCTCCCAACGGTTGGTTGGACATAAGAACTTTCTCCAAAATCTGAGTTCGAGCGATATCGAGAGAAACGCCAGTGTCACATAGTTGCTCAGCAAACGAACGCTCGATATTCGCTGCTGAACACAGTGCAACAATTTCTTTGCGCCGCTTCGAGTCTTCCTTGAGTGCTCGCTGAACGGTCTGCTTGATTTCTTCCTCTTGGTCCATGCCTGCGGCCATTTTTGTTTCGGTGGCATCCATTTTTTTCATTTCTTCTTCAGCGGCCATTGCATTTTCCATCGGCTTGTTCTCCATCTCGATTTCCGGTGATTCTTCTGCCGCCTCGGTCATCATGCCGACAACCCAAGTCAATGCCTGCTCTGGGTCTTCGATTTGTTCAGGCATACCCTTTGCGACAAGCATCGCTTTCATTTCTTCAGTCAAAGCTCGCTTCATTAAATCTTCTCCATTAAAAAAATAACTTCGTTGCAAGTCGCGGACTGTCGAGGTTTCATCTGCACCAGCCGCGACGAGCGATGCGTCAGTCGGCATCCATCGCGTAACGATATCAGCCGGTCCTTCAATTGTTTCACCTCGCAGGCTGTAGGTTTCGCCTCGCCTTACGCTAGTGATTTGTTTTGGTGTTGCTGTGATTGAAAAGTCGGTCAGATGACCGTCGAGCAGTTTCTGGTATGCGTCCTGCGAGTCCGTATCTCTGGCAAACGTCGCATCGCCTACGAGCTGCGTGCCTTCGGTCCTGATATTGCGAACCGAGCCAAGGACGTTGCGAACAGTGCTGCGGTCGTGGCTATCGACAATCGGCAACTGCATCCGCTCAGTGCGAAACTCAACGCCATCCATCAACAGGATTTCACGGATTACAGAGTCTCGTTCTGAGTCGTATCGCTCGACTGGGTTCTCGCTTGCAACAACAACCTCGACGCTTTTTGTTTCAGGATTAGCCGTCTCTGCTCGAACACTGACCATTCGCAAAATCATTTTTTGCGATGGCACTTCGTCAGACTTCCAGCTTTTGATTCGCTTTGTTTTCACCGGCAGCGACCTCTCTTTCTTGTCTGCGGCTT